AAAGTATTTGATTATCAATTCTTTCTTTTTTAATTGCTTTTTTGTAATTAAGAATTTCAGTATCTTTTTCAGCTATTCTTTCTCTCATAAGCTTTTCAAGTTCTGATTTTGATTTAGCTTCTTGAACTTGTTTAGCTTTTAAAGCTTCTTCTTCTTGCTTCTTAACTTCATCTATTTGTCTTTGATGTTTTGATTTTTCAGCTTCTAATCTTTGTTTGACTATTCTATCAACATCTTCTTGATTAAAAGTTGTACTTGGTTTTGTTTCGTCAGTTTTAGTTTCTTTAACTTCAGCTACCTGAACATCATTTTGCGGTTGATTAACCTGTTTGTCATCTGACATTTTTTCTCCTTTTATATTATAAGTTCGCCTTTACTGTCATACCAATCAGGATTGACATAAGACCATTGATGACGACAATTATAACCACCACGAACAACTAAAGGATTGCCAGATTTTTTTCCTGACCAACTTCTACTTGTCCAAAGTTTTCTGACCTCATCAATAGTGAAAAGACCACCTTGTCTTTTGTTATATACACCAGATACTAAATTTCTGCAAATCTCTCTAGTGGTTGGAATAATATCTCCATAGTATTTAATAAAAGTAAGTCCAGCATCATTAGCTTTATTGAAGTTTAATGTTGCATCAAAATCCCTTAATGAGTCGTTTAATAGCTGTCCAGCATATCTTTTCATGTTTTCTCCAGCACGATCTCTACCAAATTTGGATTGTAATTTGGCAACTGCTTTCTCTACTTTAGATTGTATTGATTTTTTGTTTTTGTTCTTTTTAATAAAGTTCACTAATTTATTAATTTCAGGGTCTTTTGAACTAGCATAAATACCATTGATTGTTTGCCTTAATTCTTTTTCTAAAACAGTAAATTCACTTCCTAATAAAGTATTTTGATAAACCTTATCTGCTAATGTTCTTGTAAAGGTATTTGATATGTCTTTGAATTGAGTAAAGTATTGTTGTTTTAAATTTTTTATTAAAGCTAGATCGCCTTTAGTTAATTCTTGAAATTCTTTTGGTATTCTTCCTATTGTTTTAAATGCTCTTTCAACTCTTTTAGCTTGTTTATTAAATCCTGTTCTAACAACTGTATCTGACCAAGCTAGATATTCTCTTTCCAAGATAGCTTTGATTTGTGGTCTTATTGCTATTGCGGCTCTTAACTCAATTAGCTTTCCATCTGTTGTAGGTAAAGATTTTCCAGCTAAGGAAGTTATCTCATCTTCTATCTTATCTAAAACTTTTGTAAGTTGTTCATAATATTCGGCTTCAGCAAATTCAATTTGCTTGATACGATATTTTGTCGTTGATTCTAAAATATCTGCCATACATATTATTCAATAGTTTCTTCTTCAACTGTTTCTTTCTCAACTTCGTCTTGGGTAAATTCTCCAACTTCAGACTTTGTATCTATTTCTTCAAATATCTCATTTAGTTTTGAGTCATCATCAATTACTGCTCTTGCAATTTCTTTATCAACTTCTTTACTAAATGTAGGAGAGCCAATGTTCATAGATTTTGCTTGTTGGTAATAAACTAAATCTGAAGCATAATCTCTTATGTTAAATGAATCAGGGTAATTTATTTCTCCATTAAATTCTGTGTTTTGGAATAGAGCATAAAGTTTAAATAATTGTTCTTCAGCTAATTGTAGGTTATCTGCTTTTTCAGATAGTCTAGCATTAAGTAATTCAAATTCTGTTTGTAAAGCTATTCCACTTGATACTGCTGTTTTAGTTGTTCTTACTGCTCCTGTGTGTGCAATTCTATTTATTGATTCAACCTTTTTACTTATTGAATCCATAATGGATTGTAGGTTAGAACCTGATGGCTGTAATAGATATGGTTTTAGATTTGGTTCTATTTCTTCAGGCATTTCTATTATTGCGCCAGCACCAGCACTAGCATTTACCGATGGAGTCTTAACTAATGATGGATGATTTGTTAATCTAATAAGTTGCTCTATTTCTGAGAACTCATTGTAGATTGCTTTCTGCAAATCAGCTATATCAGTAAGGTCAGATTGGCCAATACCTCTTTTGTGCGATTTGGCATTGTACAAGATAACTGCTGGAATCTTACCAATCTGATTATCGGCAGTATCTATTAAAGTTGGTTCTGAACCATCTGCTTTTAAATAAACAGTATCTATTCTGTCAGGAAACCACATTCTATAATAAGTTCCACCACTTCTATCAACTTCTTCTCGCACTTTTAAATAATCCAAAGAGTATTTTCCATTAATCTCTCTTTTGTAATTCCAATCTAAAACATTTTCAGGAGTTACAATAGAAAGATAAGGTCTTATGTCTTGTTGTAATTCATCGGCTTTTGTTTTTGTAAAGACTTTAGGTTTGTCCAAAATTAAAAAACAATGTCCATATATTGCCGCATAATTTTGTGCTTGTTTCATAACAGTTGAAAAATTATTTCCATCTAGGTCAGTATCTTTCATAAAAGTTTCTAAACTAGATTCATCTGCCATATCTCCAAAATCTCTTGAAGCTTTTACTCTAAATAAAAATGATGAATAGATTTGAATAATATTTTTACAATGATTGTCGCAAGGAGTGTTTGCAAGTCTTTGATTAAACTCGTTATCAAGTTCTAAATTATATCTATTAAGATATTGACCAACCATATAATCATACCCACCATTATAAGACCTTATGTAATATTCCCAATTACTTATTGCTTCTTTGAAATCTTTATGAGTATCTATTGTTTGATCTTTGCTGTATGCCATATTGCCTTTGTTTAATATTCCATCTTTCAGGTTGCCTAAATGGTGTTTGAATAATCAAGGGTTTTATATAATCTATTAAATAGCCCAGAGCATCATTCATGTTGTCATAACCATCTTCCTTATCAGGAATATTTGTATTCTCTTTATATATTTGTCGCTGAAGTCCTTTTAGCAAAGTTTTACAATTATTGCTAATGAAAATATGTCGTTTGCCCAAAGAATCTTTGAGTCTTGAATTAACTGCATTGACTCTATCACGAATTGCTGTGTGTTTAAATTTTGCTTTAACTTTAAATCCAGCATTTTGTAAAATACTTAAATCTGTTCTCCCACCAGCAGATGTTTTTCTTTGTCTTGAAGCTGGGTCAGGATATATAAAGATTGGTATTTTAGTTCCATATCTATCATGTATTTCTTGGCATATTTCATCAGTATTACTTGAATAAATAACTATCTCATCAACAAAATAAATCTTTTCTTTTTCTATTTGTGCTACACAAGCTGACATTGGGTCAACATTGAAGTCCATCCCAATATGTAAAGGTTTCTTCCAATCTATTTGTTTATCATTAATACTTTCAACAGGATGAAAATTATAATAAACAGCACCAGCATAGTTCTCAAATGTACCCTCAAACTCCTGTCTAAATGTTCTAACATCTAAGTCTAGTCTAGCTTGTTCAAGTTCTTGCTTATTAACCATTCCACCATCTAATGTAGTAAATTGAAAGCTATCCCATTCCTTATCTTGCTTTCCTTTGAGATACATTTCATAAGACCAATTACCATAACCTCTTGGAGTTCCTGTAAATAAAACATCTCCTAAAGTGTCAGAAATAGAAGCCCTTAATACTTCAAACCATGTTCGTTTATCAATGTCAGCAAACTCATCTAATATTAAAAAGTTAATTCCTGTACCTCTTAAAGCATCAGGTTGATCTGCTGATTTTAAACTTATAGTGCTATTAGATTTTTTAATTCGTACAGTTAGATTGGTTTCGTTTAAATCTTCTATCCAATTAAACTCGTTTAGAATTATTTTAAGATTAGACCAGCATATTTCTTTTGCCATCTTATAGGTTGGTGCAACATACCAAATATTCTGTAATGGTTTTGTTGCGTACTTCATCATTTCAGTAATACAAAGATAGGTTTTACCAAATCTTCTACCTGATATAAGAACTCTGAATCGTTTTTTAGATTGGCTTACTTTATGTTGTGGGTTTGTTAGAGAAATCTTCATAGCAACCAAACTTTATAAATATCTTTTGTTTGTTGACTTCCTCTCTCCCAATTTCAATAAATTTGTCATGTGATTTTTTATAACCATCAACCATACAGTCATATCCATCTTTATATAAAATATCAAATTTAATAGGTGGTAAACATGTTGTTGCTTGATATGAGCAAATAAGCATAGTTAATACAAAATTCATTTATCATTCTTCCTTTTCTTGTAATACTTCCTGTGAGTCTGCACTCTCCAAGACCAATGGAATATTGACCTTGCTATCTTTCCTATTTTTTCTATTAACCAATCTATCATTGTTAAATCTCACTTCGTTTTCGTATGTCTTATCTTCGTCTGTCATATTATTCTAATATTAATTTCTCAATTGTATGTGAACCATCTATATTTATTTCAATTTCCGCTTTAGATTTAATACATTTATATAATACAGATGTACCTTTGTTTGTACGTTCGGCTATACGTTTATGTTTAAGACAATCGCTCAAAGTGTCTTGTATTCTATGTTCAACAATCTCATGGTTTACAATCATAAGTAAGGCAAAAATAGTTTCAATCATAACTACCATTCTTTCTAATTTTATCTTTTAGTTTCTCAATATCATTCAGAGCTTTCTCTAATTGTTTTGTTAAAAATTCGATGTTCACTTTATTGTGCATGCCACCCTCTAATTGTTTGGTGTGTTGTTCTAATTGACCAGCCATGTGTTCTATTAACATGAACTGTTCACTATCTGCTGGTAAAGAACCTAATTCTCCTCTCGGCCACTTGATTCTAAATTCTGTATTCTTTTCTAAATCATTTACCATTAATTCTTTTGAAGTTTCTAAAGATATAATTCTGTTATTGATTTCACTATAAGTCCATACTGCTATTGCTATTGCACCTATTATCATTACTAAAGTTTTTAGATCAGTTTTAAAATGTGTATTCTCACTAATAGCTTTCATTACCTATTCCACATATCATTGAAAAAATCTTCCCAAAACTTCTGAGTTTGCTCTTGATATTTCTTGGCTTGTTCTGGTTGATCTTTCCAAAACTTTTCAACTTGAGCTTTCCACTCTGCATAAGTTGGAATATCTAAATCTAATTTAAACATATTTTCCTCCTTTCTTATTTAATGAAATGATTCCAGCCCCACAATAAGGCTCCTATGAGTCCTGAACAAAATACTAACACCGATATAGTGCCTTTAGATTTATTCATAAATGCTTTTAAATCGTTTATATCTTTCCTTTGTTGTCTTATTTCATGTAGAATTAAGTCAATTTGAGTCTTTGTAGCTGTTGGACAAGTACATTTATGTTTGTTTTTTTTAACCATAATCCTCTTTATCATAAAAGTTTTATGATTTACAGTTATAATTTATCAGGGTCTTGAACACACATACTTCCTTGATATGTTCCTGTACCATCATTAAGATACCAAGCATTAATTATTTTATCTTCTCTTTCAAATATATAATGAGATATTGCTTCTCTATGTCCATCAGCAAAGTCTAAACATTCCATTAATGTCATAGGTCTTGTGAACTCTAAAACTTCTTTTATTAAAGTTCCATCAAATTGAAGTAATAATAAAATTAAATAATGGACAGGTTCTTCCATTATCTTTTAAAGAATCTTTTTCTCCACTTATTGCAAGTGAAAGTATCTTTAACTCCTTGTGTTCTATATATTCCACAGAAACTTCTTCTATTAGAATATAAGCCACAATTACCACAAGCTTCTTTGTTTAATGATTTTCTAAAATCTTGTGGCATTTGATAAGGTATAAATGTTCCATCAGGATAGAAGTTATTTCTTTTCACTTGCCTTGACCTCTATATTTCTTAA